GCACTGTTTAAAGCAGTGCTTCGTTTCCAACCCGTAGATGTTTTTAGGTATAAATAATTGTCATCCCAAGCAAATTGTCCAGTGCTGCCGTTGGTGTCACTAGTTGAAGTAGGGGTATAAGTTGTTCGCATTCTTAAAGCGGTATGTCCATTTGTTCCGTTTATATCTAAGGTAGATGTGGGGCTTGTAGTTCCCAGACCAAAATTTCCAGTTGATAGATAACTATTACCCCCATCTGCCCTTGCTAGAAAAACAGCAGTTCCAGCGTTGTTATCAACTTCAAACCAACCGTGACCTCCTGAAGTTTCATTAAATCTGGCTAATCTAGATCCGTCACTTGCTGATATTAAAACGGCGTCATTACTAGTACCGCTTGATTTTATAACCTGATTTGTAGCTGTTATTGACCTCGTTCCCAAATCTACATTTGCAGTTGCTCCGGTATATGGTACATAATTTGTGTCTATGTATGTTTTAGTTGCTATAATCTGATTTTGTACCCTACCAAACCCGGTTAAAATAGTGTCTGTAGCTGTAATAGTTCCTGTTAGCTCAGTGTTTAAGCCTGTTAAAGTAGTAGAGCGTATTAAATTACCTGGGTCTACATTATTAATAATTTCTTGTCCAGCATTGTCTACACTATCTTTACTAATTGTAATAGTAACTTGACCTCCTTCGTAAATTTGGTTAGTTTCACTGTCTTCTAGCTGCAAAGCAAGCGTCCATTTTGAATTTAATAAATAAGTATCACCCGGAAAGTCAAGCGTCAAAGAAAACAAAGTTTGATTACAAGCTGTTAAAGTTCCTGAATCTGATTGACTAATTGCTCCGAGTTTTGGGTCGTCGTTGTATGCTCTTAAATTCCAGCTATAATTGTACGGCTCTCCTGTTTTTGTTTTTAAATTATAAAATGTAAAAGTGTGAGTATTACCTCTAACAACTTCTAAATTTTCCCCATCTCCAAATAATGTTAAAAAACTTATATTATTGATTGACATAAATTAAAAAAGTCAACCCTTTAATTTTTTGTCAATTTAGTAGGTAATTGGCCCGTCTGAAATATTTATTTGACTTTGACTGTTTTTAAGTTCGAATATTTCACGCTCCAAATATTCCATTATGTTCTGAGACTCAACTGTAATATAAGTATCATTGTAAGTTAAATTAGTTATAATATTTAAGCTATCTAATTCACTGTTACCATCATAATTTCTAATTTTAAATGTTTGACCCACTTGTATTGATTCTATATCATAACCTTTTTTGTTATAATTTGAGTCAATAATTGTTAAACTCAAACTAACAAAAGGGTCTTTGTTTACCTCTAAATAAGAGCTTATAAATGAATTAATAGAGTTTGCGTCAGTATAACGGTTGTCTTGATTTGCTGTAACTAAACGACCGTATTCAATTTGTGAAGCGGTGTCTTTGTTACTGTATCCAGTCGTTCCCGCCGCAAATAAAAGTTCGTTGAAAGTGTTTGCTATACTTCTATTAATACTTATGCTAGCAATGTCTTTTTCAAAAGTAAAATAATGGTCTGGATTAGTTGATATTGCTTTAAAATTAAATACATTGTCGGCGTCAATAAAATAGTAAAACCCGGCTCCGGCCATTTTTGCAACGGCATTGATGGCGTCTAAATATTCAGTAGTAGAGACTGCTAAAGTTCGAGCTGGTAAACCAGTGTTAACTATAGAACTGTCTGTATAGCTAATGTCTACAGCTGGATTGTTTAGCTTGTAATCATCTAATATTTTTTTGATTTGGGCCCCGTGTTCGGCTGATGTATAAGTAAATTTGTATTGATTACTACTGTTTTGTACCCTGTCCCTTGTTAGTTTTGAGACATATCCAGCAATTTGTACTTCTACAGACTCACTTGTATCTACTGTTGCTTTGTCACCTAAAATATACCCTGAATAAATTTTTTGACCACCTGGTTTTTCTTTGTCAAAAACATAAACTTCTATTTGATTGTTATAATCTACTTCGTTATCTTTGCCATAATTATCAAACTTTTTAGGTAGTTTAATAGTAGCGTCTGATAAACCTGAATTTATAGTAGAGCTGAAACTAGAAAATTCATAGACTGGAAATCTGCCAGCAAAAGTTTTAAGATAAAGTGGCTGAAAATCAGTTGACCAGCTTGGTCCGTTTGTCAAAGTACCATTTATACCACTTAAAGAAGAGTCAAAAGCTGTAGTACCTGAACCAGTATCTAGTTCGTAATAAGCTACTAAGCCCGTAGTTTTTGGCAATGATTTTTTAAAGAAATTACTTTTAATTTGACTGTCTGTCATTGCATAATTCCATATTTTGACCTCGTCTATTTTGCCGTTAAAATAAAAGTTCAAAGGGGTTTCGTTTACACCCGCTCCGATTAACAATCCTCTTGTCGTATTAGCTGAATAAGTACCAGCTGCTGTACCAGCCAAGACACCGTTGACATATATTTTTAGTGTACCAGCTGAAAAAGTACCAGCGACGTGAGTCCAAGCGTTTAATTTTATTGTACTCGCAGAGTCAACTTTAGAAAAACTAGCTCCACCGGTTCCGGTCCAAAGACTGTATTTGTTCGTATCTGTAGCATACAAAATATAACCAAAACCGTTGCCGGCTGAAATATTACGACTACTTAAAATAGTTCTGAATGTATTAGCTCCGCCCTCTACTTTAACCCAAGCCTCTACTGTAAAACTTGATGGGTTTAAAGCAGCGTTGTAAGCTGTTATTATATAATCATTAGTTCCGTCGAAGTCAACACTATACTGATTAGTGTTTTTAACTTTGTAGCTTTTAATTTGGAACTCTTTTTGAATTTTAGGCATTACTGGTAAGTTCTAGTGTATTTAACTGTATAATCAATATTAGTTGACGGTGTCGGGTCTTGTACAACAATCATCTGAGCGTCAGCTGAAATTGTAGAGTTGGTCCAAGTTCCAACTCCTTCTCTTTTCATTAATTTACCACTTGCATAAGTTGATGTCATATTTGATCCCTCTATATAAATTACATTATCCCCTGATAATTTTTTTAAAATAACCCAGAAAGTTGCACCACTGACAACGCCGTAATTTGTAAAATTAAAAGTTATTGACCCGTCTGTAACATCATTTATAACAGCGTAATTGTTTGGCAACGCTGAATTACTCGGTACTCCTGCATTGTCTGAAACTATTTCAGCACTCATACTAGCAATATTAGAATTTGATTTTCTTACTTTAAAAGTAATTGAAGATATGGTTCCTGTTTGAGTACAAACAAAAGATTGAGCTACTGAATAACCAAAGTAAATTATATTTGTTGGAGGTCCGGGGTTGATAACAAAACCCTGATTTGTTAAAGCTTCGGGGGTGGCTACTTGATTGCCAGCATTTGTATTGATACTTACACTATTTCCCTGCAAAACATCAAATGAAATTGTTTGGTTACCTTTGTCAAAATCTGGTATACGACCTATCGTAGTGTCTTGTGGTAAGTTATTTCTAGTTATTTCTTTTGATTCAGCATTAAAAACTATTAAATCATTGACCGTCCAGGGGGTGCTCCCTTCGTCAAATTCTAAAATTTTATTGTCAACGACATTTCTTATTCTAACTTTTGACATGTTAGTTACTGCGTTTAATTTAACTGTAAAAGTTGGTAATTGTGTTTTGTTGCCATAAAAGAAGACATCTTTCGTACTGCTTAAAGTTGTAACGCTTGTTTCGTTTAAAATAGTTTCAATTTGAGTACCCCGAGCGTATCCGTCGCTGCAAATAAAACTAAAATTAGGAAAGGATGAAACTAAGTCACCAATCTTATCTTCTATACTTACTTTACCCGTCGGGGTGCATACAAAATTTCTAATTTTAGAATCTTCTGAGAATATAACCCCGTCGTAGCCGTAGCCATTTGTAGTGTCTGTTTCATTTAAGTTAAAAGTAATACTAACATATCCGATACTTGCTTTGTTTACAGTTCCTATTTCGGAGAAATTAACAGTAGGACTAATCGTTCTATCTGGTAAAAAGAAAGGTATTGATAAAATGTTTTTACCCTGTTCTAACAATAAATTTTCATAGTTAGTTGTAATATTACTATAAACATAATAATTACTTGAGTCTGTTCCTATTTTAACATCTACAGAATTTAAAACTCTAATTTTTGGTATATTAATTAAAAAGTCAAACTGTGGTAAGTTTAAAACATTCGAGGTTGCTAAAAACGCTGATAAATCAACTGGGGCAAAGGTGCGGTCAAAAACAACTGTAGTAGAGGCGTTGCTACTAAAAGTATAAGTGTGTGATAAAATTTGAGGCTGGTTCACACTTGTATTTAAATTATTTGCACCGGTTAAAGTAATATTAGAAGTAGACCCCGTTGGGGCGTCAACAACAGTGTAAGCGTTTTTGTGCATTACTCTTAAATATCTTTCTGAATAATCAAGGTTTTGCTTTAAGTCTTCTATTCTATCTCTAAAAAATACATAATCACTTACGCTAACTGAATTAGTAACCCCTAAATTCATGGTTATCTCAATTGGTGATTTGTTTACATTTTGTATAACTCCCCCATCCGTTCTGGCAATGTTAGCTATTGATGTATTAAAGTTTTGACCGTTTCTGTCTACTAAATTTGTAGTCTGTACAATGTTATTTTGCAGTGAGTTGTTTCCAAAAAAAACTCTTGGGTTGTCTGGCAAAGGTAATGTAACCATATTTATTTTTTAAACTGCTTTCCTGCCAAAACCTAGCTTTTGATTTTGCATGTCTTTTGCCATCATTTGTTTTAACATACTAAATAATTCGCTAGCATTGGCATTATTTGCATTTATATTTACATTACTGTTAAATGTTGATTGTGATTTGTCAACTGTAGTATTTGTTGCCTGCGGTGTAAGCTTAAAGCTAGACTCAACACTTTTAGCTAAATCTAAAGTTGCTTTTTCAACGCTTGGTATCTCTTGTCTTATACCTATGTCGGCACCTTCACCTATATTTTTACCCGCTTCAATCATTACCCTTGATGGTGATTTAATTTTGAGAGCGTCTTTGAAACCGTTTTCAACGCTTTTAGCCATATCTTTTATCGTGCTTTTTAAAGTTCCGCCCATATCTTTAATACCATTTATAAGACCGTTTATAATATTTTGGCCGACTTGGTATAAATCAATATTAAAAACATTTTTTATAAAAGCTACAAAAGAATTCAAAAGATTTTTTGCTTGATTTAAAACATTCTCTACCCCTGATTTAAAAGTGTTAAATCTATTTACTGCAATATTTTTCCAGTTAGAAATATTGCTTGCTACCCAGTTTAAAACAGTTGCGAAACCATACAATGCGCCGATTGCAGCTCCTACGGCTAATATTACGGGGCCAAAGATTATAGCTGATAAAGTTGACAATACTGGAATTAAGAAAGGCTGTACAACATTCCAAATTGCCATCAAAGCAGGTTGTAACTGGCTCCAAATTTGAATTATTAAGGGGGCTATCGCTGTTTTAATTGTGTCAAAAGACTGTTTTATAGATGTCAAAGCTGGCTTAAGAATAGACCAAATTGTTTGAGCAAATGAAACTGTTATATCTTTAATTCCCAAAAAGTTTGTATTCCAAGCGTAGTAAAGACCCGCTACGGCTATTCCGATCCCAGCAATTATAGCAACGATAGGTAAAAGCGGGGTCATAACTGCCCAAACTGGGGCTACCATTGCAATCAACGCGGGTATAACTAAAGCTGTTATAGCAATTGCAATCCCCCCCAAAGCTATAGCAAAAGTTTTTAAAAGTTTTTCGTTCTGCGATAATGGTTCTATTGTCTGTAATAAAACTTTTTGAAAAGGTTTAAGAGCTGTATTTATTAACTGTCCAAGTTTTAGCTGAATTTCACTTGTGGCATAAGCTATTCTGTCTTGATTATCTCCGAAGCTACCTTGAAATTTTTGAGCACTTCCCAAAGTCAAATTAGTCAAGGCTATCATTCCAGCATATTGAGCTTGTTTAATACCTGCTTCGTCAAGAGTTCCGACTGTTTTATCTAAAAACTTACCTTGTTTTTGTAAAATTTTTAAGCCTTTCTCTTGTATGTCTGAAAAGTTTTCACTTATACCGCTCATGTTTCCGAGCGCTGAATTCCCTGTGTTGTAAGCAAATGTTAAGTTAGTTACAGCTTCTTGCAGTGAAATATTAGCACTTTTTCCAGTTTTGGCTTCGTTTGTAAAGCGTTTCATTAAGTCACTTGCTTGATCTAAATTTAACCCTGATTTTAACAAATTTTGTAAACCTTCCGCAGCTGGGGCTACTCCAATTCTTAACTCTTTAGCAAGTCGTTTAGCTGTCTCTCTTGCTTTGTCTATCGGTACATTAAATTTTGGAGCTATGATTTCAAGCGTTGTCATTGCTTTGTCATATTCTGTAGATATACTACTTGCTTGACTAATAAACTGTTTTAGTTTTTGTGTAGCGTTTTCAACAGCTCCGGCCAAAACATTACCAATCATGTTAGCGACAACATGTGCTTTCATATAGCCAGGCTGCATATAAAAAGCAGTTTGTTTTGTAGTAGTTCCTAGCTCACTCATTTTCAAAGAGAGGCTAGATAGCTTATCTTTGTAGTTTTCAATTTGATTGGCAACCCCTAATTTTTTAACTGCTGAGGTAGAGTCATTAAAAGACTCTTGTTTAAGTTTTGCTAGCTCAAGACTTCTAGTAACCCTGTTTATTTGCTCTTGCACTCTTCTTTGTGCTGAGTTTAAATTATCAAAACCTTTTGCTCCATTTTTAGATAAATCATTTATACCTGATTTAGCGTCGTTTATACCTTTTTTAAAATCGCTTAAATCTGCTTTAAGTTTTGTATATATTGCTCCAGTTTGCATTGACATAAGATTGTTTTCTTACAACCCCGCTAATTTCCCGTCTTGTCTAAGTTTCTCAAAGTACTCTTCGGCTTTTTGAAACTCTTCTCTTGACATACTGTTATTTTCTTTTTTTTGTGTCAAATTCTCACCCAGTAAACTGTTTTTAATTTTTTCAGCTTCTTTGTTGATTTTTCTCGTTTTATTTGCGTCTACATTACCTTTTTTGTCATAACCAGCTCTGCCTCTTAAAAAATGGTAATTTAAAAGTCCTATATCTTTTGTGTTTTCTCTTACCCACTTGTTAAAAAGAGCTTCTTCTAATAAAAAAAAGTCTTGGCTGTATATACAAGAGTCTACGACCTCTCGTGGATAGTATAAATATAAATTGTATATTCTTAATTTATCTTCTCTATCTAGTTCTGAGCTTCCTTCTGATTGATTGTAAAAAAACCCATCAAGGCTTCTAAATCTTGCATGCTTAGCAAGTTGGCTACTTCGTCAATGTTTTCTATATCAGTAAATTTAAACATTTCTCTAGCTAAATCTACTACAGCGTTTAATAACTCACCTTTGTCTTGTTCTACTGCTTCTTTACTAAAAAGACTATCATATTTTATAGCTATTCTTTGTAAAGCTACGACTGGCAAAGGGTAAACCGTAACAGGCTCGGCAAACGATGGCAAAAAAAATTGCACCCCGTTATCTTTTTTAAGCGTTAGTTTCATAAATAATAATTACCCTCTTAAAAAGAAGGTAATTGTTTAAATTGTCAACTATTAAGTTTTTCAACTATGGTGTGTAAGTTCCATTTGATGCGATGCCATCATCTTCTAGCCACTGGCGATTGGAGTTAGCAGGGTCTACTAAACCTGAAAAATTTACAGTAAATTCAATTGCTTCTGATGTAGAATAAACAATTTCTAAATTACCATTGATTATCGCTTCTTGCATTGTCACGGCTGGCTTGACTGATGTAGTCTCTGTATCAGCGATAACTGCTCCTGTTTCGTCAGTAACAAAAGGGTAAACAACAACTTTCATTGAATTTTGCCGCTTTGGAGTAATTATACCTTGTAAAGTACCAGTGAATGGGCTTTCTATATCAACAGCGGTTGTACCAACGGTGATGACATCACCAAAACACTTAGCGATAACTGCTTTGTTATAAGAGCGAATAGTCGCTTCTATTGTTGCTATTCCTCCTGTTACAAAACCTACTACTGGTGTAGAGCCAGTGAGTCCCGATCCGTATCTTTGGTATTCTATTTCAATATTTCTTTTTATCCCATCTTCGGTGATAACACCGACGTCAATACCGTCAACGAACATTTTGTACCTGGCGTTGGTAATTGATTTAATTTGTGTTGTAGTGTGTGGCATATATGTAATAACTAGTTTTATATATCCCGCTACCCCCACGTTTGATTTACTGTTAAATATATAAAATAATATGTCAAGCAAACAAAAATCCCCTGCGGGGGCGGAGACTTCTGTTGTATAAACTGCTTGCAAGCATTTAACATTATACTTACTAACAAATATCAACTTTAAACTAATTTGTCAAGGTTGTATCAGAATAAACAACTCTACATCTAAAACAAAACTCAGGTAAAATATTTACACTGCTCCATCTAAAGGGGTGCGTGGTTACTTGTATTGTTACAATTTTATTATCTGTTGATGTTACTTGTATGTTAGAGCGTAACAGTTTAGCCAACTCGTTTGAGTCTTGCATGGCTTGTGCTGTCGTAGTTCTCCGAACATAAACGGCAAAATCAAGATTCCTTATTGGCTCTTGTATAGTTTGAGTGCCGCTCGATTCACTATGAATATAGATTTTATCTGATATAGCTGTATCATCACCGTCGTCACCAGCGTAAGTGTCAATATAAATATTTGAATAACCCTGGGCGGTTAAAAAATTTGCTATCTCTTCTAAAATATAACTCATAAATCTAAATTGTTAAAAAATTCTTTTTCAAACATATCAAAATATTTTTGTAAGTTCTGGTCAATTGTTTCTTTGAGAAAAAAAGACTTACCGCCAGCTGGACGGTTTAGTATAATATGAGTGCCATCTTCCCTTCTACCTTGGTGTTGATACATCGCATAGATTATATTATAGCCTGCTTCTATTTCATTAAACCTTATTTCATCTATTTCCCACGAATTTAAGAGGTCACTAGTGTCGTTTGGAACATGGGGTTTCGTGTCAATTTGTATCTGGTTTACTACTTTTTTGAGTGCTTTGTTTATACTTTTGTCTAGCTTCGAACCGTTTAAATTGTTTAATAATTTATTAAATTCTTTCGTGTCAAACTGTAAATCAAAAACTTTTTTCATATATTAGTCTCTTTTAAATAACAAAACTGGAATAAAATAACCCCGTTTAAGTCCCTAGTTTGAGTTACATCAAGTATCTGAAAATTCTTATTTTGTACTGTAATAATGCCACCCCTGTTAACTAAAATTGAATTAGATAAATGCAAACTTGCTTGATAACTAATATCAGACCCACGTGAGTCTTTGTAAGTTCCAGCGTATTCAGTCAATCTACATTTTATATTACTTTTAACTAAAGACTTTGTCTTGTCTCCAAACTTATCTTGTGTAGTAATAGAATAATTACATTTTTGATTAAGGCGTGGAATTGACATACTAAATAGTTTGAATTGTTAAACCGTAAGAATCTAGAATATCCATAGCAATCGGTGATATTCTATCTACACTTGACAAACGACCACCTCCAAAACTTTCTGAGTAAGAGTCCCGCGCTACTGAGTAACTAGTTCTTAATTGTGTGTTTTCTATTTTATCTAAGTTTTTTAGTCTCCACTCATATTGATTAGCTACAGCTTCTTTTATAAACTCGGGTATTGATTTATAAATATTACTATCTACTACAGAACAGTCAAAAATTCTAGGAAATTTAGCAATTTGAAAAAGTTGTATGTTCTCAGAACCAGACAAATCTATTTCCGCGTCAAAAAAAGTTAAAGTATGGGTGTCATCAACTTTTACATCAGTTTTAATAAAAATTCTCTTTCCATAATTAGCTCCTGAGAGGATTTCTAATACTGAGTTGATAAAGTAACCGTTGTCATAGCTAAAGTCTGTAATAATGCAAGTAGTAGCGTTTAAAGTAACTTTGCTATTTTCAACGATAATTTTTTTGTTAATTGACTTCTGGTTGCCACCTTCGTAGTAAACAGCTATAGCATTATCAATTTCAATCTCAGCTTTTCTTAAATTTTCTATACTAAAATCATCTTCTAAAATAATGTAGTTTTCTAGCTCTTCTTTTGTTAAATATCTTCTTAAAGATTGTATCATATTATTTTATTTTTTTAGAAATTGATAAAACTTGACCAGCTATAGAAGCGTCTTTGCTGTCAAATTTGCCGTCATTGTTTAAATCAAAGTTTATTTTTTTTTAGGCTCCTCTTGTGTGATGTTTTCAGTTGTTTTGATTACTTGAGACTCTTCTAAAACTTTTAAGTCTTTCTCTTGATAACCTTCTTTTAGTTCAGGGTCAAAATAGTAAAGAATACCGTCAATTTCTTTTGTGTGTGCTGCGATATAAACTTTACCGCTCTTTTTAACTTCTACTTTTGAGTTTAATGTAATAGCCATAATAAATATTTATAATCAAGCTTTGGCTTTGACTGTTTTTTTGTCAAGCGTTAAAAAACCCCTCGCGGTGAGGGGTTAGTGTTTTTCTTGTATTAAGATTTTTTAAGTTTTTCTGCATACTTTTCAAAAAAAGTTGAGTATTTATTCCCTTTTGCTAACTGTCCATTTGCAATGATATCTTGCAAAAGTAAGTCAATATCAAACAAATCAGATATTTTCTTTTCCTGTTTTTTAGCTGCGGCTTCTAAATCTTGTAAAGTTGCAAAGCGGTCAAAGTCTCTTGACTGTTCGCTTCCAATTTCAATATTTCCGTTTTTGAGTAAAATATAAAACATACAAAAATTAAGATTATGAAACTGCTCCACCCAGTAAAGGAAGGACAAAAGCTGGTTTGTAAACAACAGAACCATATAAAGCACGCATGTCAATGTTAGATTCAATTACATCTTTGTTTCCATCCGCTGTTTCGGTAATCATTATATTGTAACCGCCTTTGCTGACTGGGGTATTAAGAATACCTAAACCTTGTCCAATATTTTGGTCAAGAGGTGGGTTGAATAATGCTGTTGAATCATCAGCGATAACCCATCCTACTTTGGTTGTCCCGGTTCCTGTTATATTAGTACACTCTGTCAGTGTTGGAAGTTCGGTTGACTCGTAAAATGTGATTTTAGGAAATGCGTCAATTGTAAAACCGTTCCTTGTCGTGATTGCATTTTCAGTCTGTGTGAAATTTGTATAAGCTCCTTTGTTACTGATTTTAAAACCTGCAATTTGTGTTGGGTCAACCACAACGGAAAAATTACCTTTCCAGCCTGCTAATACAACTTTTGTTTCTATTTTAATAACATCGTCAACAGTGAGCAACTGTCCAGCTGTTCCAATTTTGTTAGCGTCAAGTGCAGCGATATTGAAAGTACGAAGATATAAATCACGCTCAATGGCGTCAACAAAGTCAATAGTTTTTTGACGAATTAAAGCTTCCAATGAGCTTGCTTGGCCGCCTGACACGGCTGCGGAAGTAAAAGCATTGTCAATCAAATCGTAATAAATTGAGGTGTGTGCTAAAGCTGTCAAAGACAAAGTAAACCTATCAAAAACTGATTTAGTTCTGGTTAAAGCATCGTTAGTTGAAAAGTCTGTTTTAATTGTAACAGAACCAGCCTTTGTTACGTCAATATCAATTGACTTTCCTGGTTTATATGGACCTGTTGGTTTAACAAACTGTCCAGCGTTTGCAAGCATTTTAGCTATGATTGGGTCTCGTGCAACTTCAGATAATACTTTAGTTGCAAAAAAAGCTATAGTTTCCTCTCGGATATTTTTAGTAGCCATAGTTTAATATAAAAAATTAGTTGATGTTTTGTGCTCTGTATTTTGCAAATTCAACAATTCCCATTGTGTTGGTGTCGCTGTTTGCACCGCCATTCGAGCTTGACGTTGTAAAACTTGGTTTTCTAATTTCTTTTGTTACCTTTTTTAATTTCGGTTTAGAGTCTATTAGATTTTGTAATTCCTGTTCTGGATTTTCAGCATTCATCAGTCTTTCAGAGACAAAGTCGTAAAACTCAGGATCAACATCAGAACTATACAATACTTCTTTTACTTGTAGTTGTTTTTCTTTTAACTCAAGCTTTTTTTCAAACTGTTGTAATCTCTCTTCTGTTGTCTGTGCTTTTTGTTTAGCTTCTTGATATTTAGCTTCTAATTCTTCACGCTGTTGTTTTAACTTAGCTTCAAATAGCTTCCGCATATTTGCTTTAGTTTCTCCTTCTTTGTTTAGTTCAGGTTGCTTAATATCTGTCAAGCTTTCTTCTTGACTATGTTTTCCAGTTTCCTGTGTTTCTTTTATGTCTTCTGTTGTGACTAAATTGTTTTTATCCATAAAAAAATTTTACATTGCTTTAAAATACGTGAATATGTCGCAAAGTTTCATATTCAAGATATTCAAACTATTAAATCTCAGAACTGTTATTGTCAAGCTCCAAACTACTTTTATCGTTTTCATTTTTATTTTCTATTTCTGCAATTGCAGCGTCAGCTTGCTCATCTGTATAACCCATGACAATTTTGATTGCTTCTTTTTTAGTTATCATTTCGTTTGCAAGCAACCTCTCTGCCTCATTAATTTTTTCAATTCTGTTATCAATTATCCCGTCGTACCATTCTACCGTTGGCATTTCTGGTGTTAAACCTGCTAAAACTAAAATATTAAAAATTAAATCTTTTAAGACACTCTCAAATAAAATAACTTTTTGGCGTGTCTTGTGTAAAGTTTCCTGAATTAAACGCTGTAGAGCTACGCCGCTTAAGTCACCGGTCGAAAAGTTTTTGTCAAAAAGAGCGGGTGAGAGTTTAGCTTCCCTATAGATTAAATCAGTTAAAAATTCTATAAAATCTTTCATTTTGTCTACATGCGGTACATGACTAATATATTCAGGTTTACCATCTTCTACGCTAACTGGTAAAATCTTTGACTTTCTAACTATTGCTTCTGCTACAATTGTCTCTTGCAATGTCAAACCTCGGAAGCCGCTTGAATTTGTAGCTGACAAGTTAGCAAATAAACCTTCGGCTTTTTGATCGTTTAGTCCTAAAGATTTTGCAAAAGTGTCGCTTTGATTGATTTGATGAATTGTAGATTGAATCAATTTTTTTGGTACTAACAAAATTGGGTCGGCGGTCTTAGTCAATACATAACTAATTAATTCTATTTGATGATTTATCTCTTCCGCTTTGTTGGTTATTGATATTGTATAATCACTTAAACCAAAATACTCTCCGACAATTTTACGGTTTGGAATTCTATAAAAAGGTACATGCTTAAGTTGTAGAGTGTAAAGTCCGTCAACATCACTATAACCAGTTAAAAATTCCTCTGGTGGGGCAACCGGCTCACCATCTTTAAAAGCTATGATTGAAATTGTCTGAGTAGAGTTGTCAAAAATTTGATAAACTGAAATAGTTACCCCGTCTTTTTCATGTATGTATTCTATTGTGTGAATACTAGTCTCTTTATCTGGACGGTTCTTATTATATATTGGTATCCATCTGTTATTGGGTAATATTACAACCTCTGGTTTACCCTCTTCGTTTAAATTAAGGTAAAAAACAGAATCACCAGCAAAACTTATTATCTGAGCTATTTCTTGTAGTTTATCAAAAAAACCAGTTTCGTTAGCATAATTATCAAACCACTCTTGAGTTGTCGGATTAGAAAAATTAAACTTTGGTTTTTCATAAAACATCAGGTTGGTAAAAGTGTCTGTAATCTGAGCAAAGATATTATAACCTAAATATTGTTTTTCTTCGTTAACTTTTGCAGTTACTCGGTTAGTTTGAAAAACTTCATGCTGTCTACCAGTATACAAACTTTTTCCAGTTTCAAATCTGGTTTGATATCCTTCTTGTTTAATATCGTCAATAAGTTTTTTTGTAATCATAAAATTATAAATAATTTTTAAAATAATTGAAACCTTCGTAGCAAATAAAATCTGCCATCAATTCGTCGTCATGTTGACCAATCGCAGCTTCATATCGTTTGTTATCATCATTATAAACAAAATACTTCATTTCTTCTAACTCTGTCAAACTGTTAACTTCTATTAAGCCATTTTCAAAATCTCTGACAAAATTATTAATAATCAAATCACGGTTAGCATTCGTTGTTTTAAATCCAAAGTCTGGAATTAGAACTCCTAATTGTTTATTTGGATCTTGTACATACCTTTTATAAATCAAATCATTGTCATAATTATTTCTTATAGTGTTTGTTACATAACTACCAAAATTAACCTCCGGTATTATTAAACATCTACCAATTGTGTTTAATTTGTTAGCAATTTCTAAAACAACCTGCGTTGTTTCATCTTCTGTTAGCTTTTGTTTAATCTTTAAAAATTCTCTAAATTTGACCCCGTCTGTGTACCTAACTTTTATAGCTGTATAATCATTGCCAAGACCGGAACTAGTGTCAATACTCATTACATAATTTGTTTTAACTGGGGTGTGGTAAACCTCGGCTTTGACTTCTTTGTATGTTCCCGTGTTCTCATTTTTAGACTGGATAGTAAAAAATTCAACTGGTTTTCGTCTGTTCTTTTCGCACTCTAAAATATAATTAATATTAAACTTAGCTAGTGATTTTGAGATGAAAGCTTCTTCTAGTGTAAAGGGATATTGTACTTTGATTTGCTCAGCTTCACCCTCGGATTTAAAAGATAAAAATCTTGTATAATACCAAAATAATTGATTTTTTGTAATATTAAATTTATCAATTGGATTTGAGACTAAATCGTGTAAGCTTGCTAAGCGTTCATAATCAGCTAGCCATTCATCACTTTCATGAGCTTTTAAAGTATAATCATCGCCGAAAAACCATGGCAAAAAAAGATTATCAAATTCAGTTTCACCTCGTTCTGTTGCCATCGTGAACTCATAATACTTGCCAAGCCCCCCGTCACAAGTTGACTCATAAAATACAAATTTAGCTTTTTCTACAGCTGGCTTTGTACCGCTTACAGTCTCCGCCCATTTTTGTTTATTCAAAGACATTTTACCAAGTTCTGATAAATGCAAAAATTGATAAGTTCCTGATCTACCGCTACTCGAAGTGGACATGCTAGTACTTTGTTTTAAGTTACCAGAAGTGAAGCCGAGGCTGGATTGATTATTTTCTTTTTCTATCAAAAGACTTTTTAAATCGTCTGGTATATTATTATAAGCTGTTTTTATCTTTTCAAAAATACCAACGCTGGAACTTAAATCGTGAGCAACTGTAAAAGTATTCCAGCCAATGTTTTCAATAGCACAACTTAATTCTAACATTTTAATAAATGTAGATAATCCGAGTTGTCTTGCTTTCGGTATATTGATTCTAACTGTTCCAGCTTTTCTTTTACCATTTTTACTATCATTTTTAAGCTGATATTTAATAAGTTCTAGCAATTTTAGCTGCGCTTTGTTTAATTTAAACGGTATTAATATGCCGTCCTTGTTTTCTATTTTAAAAATATTAGGGGTTTTCTCTAAAAAAATCATTTTAAATATTTAAATAGTAAAAAATAATAGAACGTGGCTTGTCTGTTGAATAATTAAAATTAGGAATTTCACCAACATTTTTAAAACCATTTTTAATCAAAACTTTTTCACTAGCTGGGTTTTCTGAGTAAACATCTGCAACTATTGTTTTTGGACCAAATTTATCTATCGAAAATTCTACCAGTTGTTTACAAATTTGAGTGCCAAAACCTTTTTTCCTTAAATTTTGTACTACAGCATAACCAATTTCAAGCCTTTTGTGTTGTGGGTAATTATTCATAATTGCTCCGTAACCAATGAAAACATTGTTTTCAAAAAAAGCTAAAACAGGCTCAAAGTCGCTCTGTTTAGTGTAAGTGCTTTTAAACTCATCAAAATTTAGGGGGTTGCTTGCCCCCCATTGAAAATATACATCAAGGTATAGTTTGTATGCTTTTTTTGTTGTGCTTGCATCACATCCAGATAAAAATTGTTTTGTAATCATTTTAAGAATTTTTAAGCTTATTAATTATATCGTCCAACGATTGATTCATTTTATGCGTGTTGTCTGTTTTGGTAGGTGCATTTAAACCTAAAAGTCTGTTTTGCATTTCCATCGCTTTGAGATAATTATTCCAATCTCCAACTTTTAAACATTCTTGCACTGCTTTTTGTGCGTATTTTAGTTGGCGTTCGACTGTAATTTGACTTGCTAAATCTAGGTTTTTTGTGATTTCTTTTTTAATTTCATCAACCCTCGCTGCTATATCATTGTTTCGCATTAATATGTAAGCATTGTTTTGAATTGTTTCTGCTTTCATTTTAGCACTGTTATATGCTTGTCTGTATGCTTCGGCTTGTGTATTACCTTCTGCAACTAATCGGGCAAATTTTTCTTGTTTTGCGGTTAGTTTCATAATTCTAAAAATCTAAATCTGCTATAAAATTAAAATTGGCTGCTCCTGTGTTTTTTATCTCTTCATATTTTTTCTTAAAATTATATTTGTCAATTAAATCCACTATCCAAATTTTATTAAACTCAAATAAGTCTTTTGAATTGTAAATGCTAAACTGCTCGATCGTTCCAGAACTTCTTAAGTTTGCACTCCCTGTAAATAAATAAAAATCTGTGTTTGTTTTAATTAAAACTAATTTTGTATGATTTCTAAAAAAACCTATTTCATATTTTTCTAGTCTATTTTCTTTTTGCATTTTATGTAAAATATTTTCACGATCCGTTGCTAAAAAATAACTACTAACTAAAATATGTTTTGTAACATCAGGTAAAATTAAATCTAAACTATCAAAAGTATGTTTGTTTAGACTCAGAGTAGTCAAATATATTTCCTGAATTCCTCCTACATTTTTACAAAATTCACTAATAAAATCTACAAATTGACAATTACCATTCATTAAAAAGAAAGTTGATTGATTTTGTCCTGGTATATAATCTTTAATAATTGCCGCATTTATTGGCTTGATTAAATGTGCTAATTTTTCTTTTACTTCTTTTTTTAGTTTTTCTTTTAAGGTCCGCATTATAACTGGGCTTTTTTGTTTCTGTTCTGTTTTTAAGATTAATCCCGTGTTTTCTATCTCAAAAGGATTTTTTAAATCTAGATCTTGAAACCCTAGATCAATATTTAAATCTAAATCTAAGTTTATATTTTCTAGTTCCATAATTTTTAAATTAATCTTTCATGTTTTTTATTCTTAGCGTTTTGTATTCTAGCTTCTGCAATTTTAAAATAATCAGGGTCTAGTTCACAACCAATATAATCATAATCGCACTCTATAGCACTTATTCCCATACTACCAGAACCCATAAAAGGGTCTAATACTACTTGCTTATTTGGAGTTTTGAATAGTTTTAAGATGTGAGAAAGTAGTTTGGTTGGTTTCACGGTAGGATGATTTGATTTAAATTCCACAAAGTATTCTTTGAGATTTTCTGGAAGTTTGTTATATTGCTCTGTTGTTATATTCATATTATTTTTTATGCTCTTTAGTGTGGCAGTTCACACAAAGTGTCATACCATTATTTATATCCCATAATTCTTTGCATTTTAAAATGTCTGCCATTTCTTTTATGTTATTATCTTTGTTTTAATTTCATTTATAATATTTTGTGCAACCCCGCTCTTTAAAATATATCCGTCAATTCCAAGCGACCTCTCACTCTTACTAACTTTAGGGCAGTATTTGAATAAATCAAAGTCTTTTTCTTCGTAATTGCAAGTGTGGAGGATGCGAGAGGCACCGCCTGAGTCTGCATAACAAGAATTTACTTGAGAAGTTAAACCTGTCAAAATATTATGTTTATTATTTTTTGAGCCACTCCCAATTATAGCTTTCCCACTTGTTAGTACCCCACTCTGCCTATCAATCACTTCAGCAGTTGAAATATTAAAAGTTTTATATTCTTTAAAATATTTTACAAATTGTTCTGGTATATCTTCTTTTCTAACATAGATATTTGTTTTTTCAGTCTCTCTATTTCTAGTTTCTGTTGTTTTATTGTTTCCCTCTCCTCCCAATGAAATTTTGTGTGTTCGCCCTTCTCCATCAAGTGTAAGTTCTCTATCCTGTTGTCTGTTTTTACCCCATTCAAGTGATGCACCAATTCGTCTTTCGTCAAGGGTCTTTTTAAGTGTATCGCCATAACCGCCCTGTGTTCCATCAGTACATTTTTGTTCTTGTTCGTAATCATTTGTGATAATATTTTCTGCTCCTCTTTGCTGTAAAGTCTGTAATCTGTTAGAATATAACCTCTTGTTTTGAATTTGCCCCCCTTCCACGACTTGCAATTCTCCATCATTATGCTCTCCCCTTTTTTCTTCCAAGTTTCTTTTAGTTTCTGTATCGTCTTCTCTGACACTTTCCTGCCATAACTTGGGGCTTTCTCCCCCTTGTAATTGATTTTCAGCCACTCGTAATAACATTCTTTCTGGCAAAATTTGCCCCTCCCATCTTTGATTCTTGAGGGTGGTGTTTGAAATTGCTTCCCACATTGTGTGCAAGTAACTTGTGCCATAAAAATCTATTATTTCTTGTTTTTTATATGTATCAATATTATCATCTAAAACCATTATTGTCAAATCAAATCCACCAATAAATGTTTGTGCAGGGTAACGACCGTTTGTTGATGTTGTATTCCCACCATTCCCACCATTTCTACCTGGCTGTATTGCACTTTTATCAAATTGTTTTGATGGCTTTCCACTCCCAGTAGGCTGTCTTTCATCCCCCAGCTCAACCCTATTCCCTTCTATATCCAAAGCCCCTACTGTTATGCTCTCATCTCCATTTTCATAAGCTAAAACATCATTTAAACAAGAGCCGTGTTTATATGGTTTTTGGAATACCATTATTTCTTCACAGGTTTGTTTTAAAGGTGCTACAGAATATTTAAGTCCATTGTATTTTTGAGCTAGGGGGTGGTTGGGGGCTGTGATAGTGCTTGCATCACCAGAGCCTAGTCTACTTTTTTCTTGTTCATTATTAAAATCGCTGTTAAATTCATACTTATACCTTTCACCACTTTTTTTGCCTACCACTACCCTCTCCAATCCAAACCTTTTATCAATCATCTTTGAAAGGTCACTGCTCTTGGGAAAATTTTGAACAAAATACCAATACAAACTTTGCTTAAATGTAAAACCATTTAAAACAGCATAATACTGAAATAAAAAGGTTTGTCTATCTATTCCAAACATTGCACAGTGTCCACCATATTTTAAAACTCTAAAGGCTTCTTTATACCATTCTTCAAGAAATTCAGCATCCAAACCAAGCCATTTAGACATAAAGTCTTTTGCTTTTTTTAAATCAGGTCTTCCGTCTGGTCTTATGATTATTTCACTTGAAAGGTTATATGGTGGATCACAGAAAATAAGGTCTATAGAATTATCTTCTAGTTTTCGCATCAATTCCAAACAGTTACCTTGTTGTAGTGTAATCATCTATACTTTTTAATTAAAAACATTGTTATACCCATCATAACTAAACTAACAGAATTACTGAAGACAAGACTAAAGTTAAAAGGGTTAAAACTTTCTATTAGATTTAGTAATACTCCTAAAAAAGTTGTTAAATACATCATAATAGATATATTTTTACTAGATTTGTTTTCCAAGATTGATAAAGGCTGAAAAAAGCCACTAATCAAAAAAAGTATTCCTGCGATTATTCCTAACATAATTATATTTTACTTAACCAATTTAAATATTCTCTTTTAGCTTCTGTACTAGCTAAACTGATGTGGGCTGGCAAGTCAACCCCACTAATTGCTTTATATTCTTTTTTAGCTTTTGTGTGAGCTAAAGAATAACTGTTATTAGCCAAAGGTAAAAAATGCTTTCTAACATAATAGTTTATCATTTTACCTAAATCATCTTTGACTACTTTGACTTTCCATTTATATTCTTTTTCTGTTTTTACCTCTAAATCTCTTGTAGCTAATTCAGTATTAGTCAAAGCTAATTGTTGGTTTTCTTTTTCTTTCTTTTCCAATGCTTTTTGTAAATAGTCTAAGGCTATTTGATTTTGTTGTTGTAGCTTCTGCCAAAATAAAGGGTTGGTTGGATCTGTTAAAGAAGTTTGTAAAGTGACTTGTTTGACAAATTCTTTGGCTTCGTTGGTTTGGATAATATTTGCTAACTTAATAACCCCTTGCTCTGTATAATCTTTTCTAGGTTTTCCACCAACCGAAGTTGACTGCGATAGGATAAAATCAAGGTTTTCAGTCAATTTGTCTGTGTGTTGTTGGATATTTCTAATGCCAACATTAAAACCTTTAGCTAAATCTTGAGCTGTATAGGTTTTTGCTATTTGTGTTGAGAGCATAAAATAAAAAGGAGGGCTTAGCACCACTGCCACCCTCCTAATTATTGGTGCTAATTTAAGGCAATGGTAATTAGATATTAAAGTAATTGTTAGGAATTGTCAACCTTTTATCTTTTTCTTACAATTGCTACGGTGAGTATCCCTTGACAACAAGTAGTTAAATTATTTGGGTATATTTAGTCAATTTACTAATTATGCAAAAAAATCAAACAACACCTTATAAAACAAATTATGTTGGAGAAATAAAGGTTGGCGATCTAATAATCCCTTGTGCAGTTTTACCTGATGGTCGTAGAGTTCTAATCCAAAGAGAAGTTGTTGGAATTTTAACAGGAAATAAAAAAGGGGGTCTGGACCGATACCTTTTGCCTTCAAATCTACAACCTTTTGTCCCTAAGAAGTTTAAAAACAAAAGTCTGGACCAGAGTGTTGAAAAGTTTATTTTTCGTGGTAGAGAAGCTCAAATATTTGAAGCTACTGACTTGATAGACTTCTGCGAGATGTACTTAAAAGCAAGAGATAATAAAGTTTTATTACCTAGTCAGCAACATCTAGCAATTCAGTCAGAGTATATTGTAAGGAGTTTTGCAAAGATTGGTATTATTGCTTTAATCGACGAAGCTACAGGGTATCAATTGGAACGTGAAAAAGACGAATTACAAAAAATTCTTTCAATCTATATTTCACAAGAGCTTTTACAATGGCAAAAAAAATTTCCTGATGAATTTTACAACCAAATTTATAGACTTAGAGGTTGGGACAAAGACCCTATAAAGCAAAGAACACCATATTTAGGAAAAATAACAAATGATGTTATCTATGGCTTATTACCTCCAGGGGTTTTAAAAGAACTTAGAAAGAAAAATCCAATTGTTGAAAACCAAAGAAAATTCAAACACCATCAATTTTTATCAGAAGACATTGGAAATCAACACTTACAAAAACAATTAACTGAGGTTATAACTTTAATGAGAATAAGCGACAACTGGGATGGCTTTGAAGGATTAATGTTTAAAGCCTTTGAGAATTACGGAAAAGGTCAGCTAATCCCTCTAAATTTTAACACAGATGTTCAAGGCGATAAGTTTCGTTTCGATAAAGTAATTGATAAAGCTATCGGAGTTTAAATTTTTAAAAAACAAAAACATGCCACCTTTTTAGGTGGTTTTTTGTTGTATAAATTACCAAATAATCTTTTAAAATAAAAGAAAAAAGACTTGACAAATGAAATATTTTATTGTTTAGTTAGTTTAACTAATTAGATTTATTTTGTGTGTTTATAAACAATTCACTTTTTGACAAAACTATAAAAAACTATCCTATGTTTACCAACTTTTTTATGGGTGCAAATTATCCAGCTTTAGCAATAGCAAATTACTTTATAGCTAAAAATACCGCTGATACAGAACCAGATAAAGGTATTTTTACAAATTTAAAGTTACAAAAAATTCTTTACTATGCTCAAGGGTGGTACTTAGGTTTATACGATCTTGCTTTATTTGATGATAATATAGAAGCATGGGATTATGGACCAGTTGTCCCCAATGTTTATTATGAATTTAAAGAGAATGGAGCCAACGAGATAACTGAACAGTCTAAAATTTATAAAGATTCAGGATTAACAGATAAGGTTAAAAACCACTTAAATGATATTTATGAAGCTTATAGAAAATATGAAGGTACTTATTTAATAAATACAACTCATGCTGAAAAGCCATGGGCGATTACTTATTATAGCCCAAATAAAATAATTGATAAGGGCATTATTCAAGAATATTTTAAATTTATTGCAAAAAGAAGAGGTGTCCGAATCTAATTTATTACAACCCGCAATGAATGGTTCTGACGAACCTAAAAATGAAGAGAAAGAGGGTAAGTCTATAAACCCTAACAGTACAAACGGCAATGGTTCGGGCATGCAAGGTCATAATGGCTTTGATATTATAAGATGGGTTCAAGATAATGTAATTAAAGATACGATACTGCTTAATTTACTTGAAAAATATAATAATTCTTTTCAATTTAGGGCAAACTCTCCGCTATTTTTTTGGTTGGTATTTATCGCTTTTTTATTAATTGAGTTTACTTACAGATTTGTTGGGATATTTGTAATAGTAGTCATTTTATTATCAATTTCACTTGTGTTTATCAAAGGAGTAGGCATAGTAGATTGGGATCCAAAATATTTGGGTTGTAAGTTCACAATTTCAAAGTGTGAGTAATTAAACCCCCTTCAAAACCTCTAAAAATAAAGGTCTTTTCAAATTCCTCCTATTATACCGATAAGAAAACTCATTTACATATTGTTGTAGATACTTAGGACTAACCATGTGATAAGTTCCACCAATAGACCTCTTTAATTGACTCCAAAATCCTTCAATAGTGTTTGTGTAAGTGTTACCTCGTACATACTCTTTAGCACTATGATTTATTGTAGAATGATTGTATCCTAAATACTTTATTTCATCATATCCAGTAAATTCATCAGTAATTAAATCAGTATCAATAGCAATTTGACCACGAATAAAGGGCATTACATTTGACTTTTGAGTATTATCAATAACTTTAGCCTTTACACTTCCTTGTCTCTCCACAGCTCCAATTACAGTAGTTTTACCTTGAGTAGATAGATGACCAAGTTTTTTAGAATTATGTTTATTATCTTCTTTGCCTCCAATGTAGGTCTCGTCCATCTCAACAGTTCCAGTAAGTTGTTTTGATCCAGTTTCATCAAATAAAGTTCTAATCATTTTAGCCATTCTATAAGCACACTTGTAAGTAACACCTAATTGTCTTTCTAATTCTTTAGCACTAACTCCATTTTTAGAAGCTGAAAACAAAAAGATTGCATAATACCATAACTTTAAAGGTGTTGATGATTTTTCAAAAATAGTTCCAGCTAATGGATGTATTTGTTTGCCAGTTTCAGAGTGAGCAAAACATTTTCTATCTTTTACAGGATAATACTTGTTAAAGTCTGGTAAATCTCCAAATCTCTTTTTAAATATTTCATTTAAAATTACATCATCATTAGGATATTTAAAATTAAAATCTGCTACTGTAAATCTTTCTGCTTTAAACTTTTTTGGGGAAGGCATAACAAGTAAAATATCTATATTTAGAGTAAATAATTATTTACTTGTTGTCAAGGGATACTTACCGATTAAATAAAGGTTTTTTAAAAAAGATTATTTAAATTTTACAAACAAAAATCCCACCTTTAGGGTGGGAACAATAAAACAAAAAACAAAATAC